TAACAGCTTTTTATCTACATTTTCAGATACATGGAATACATTCCGTTCGTCTCTGACAGCCGATGAAGTAAGGACATATACACCGTTTTTACTTAAAGAGATTGGGTTATTTTCAATCAACTGAACACTTTCACTAGCTATGGTCCCGATTGAGTCGTTTAAAGGTTTGATCGTGAAGGTACTGACCGTATCTGCATCCAGAGTAAATGACATTTGAGACATACCGTTTACTCGATGAACCACTAAATAGTCGTATTGCTTCGAGAATCCTTGTACTTTATCCGAAAATTTATAAAATCGATTCTCTGGAAAGTAGGCTGGGTTATATAAATCGGATGCATAAACATATTCAGGCGAGTCAACGTTTCCACTTAGAAATACCCTTGTGTCATTTGCTCCACCGTATAAAGTTGAGAATGTGCATTTTTTAATCTTATCAGGGAATCCAGCTTGTGTTTTATATGCTGTTATTTCAACGTTATTTGTTCCCGTTGCTGGCGCTGTGGTGAAAGATACCGTACCGTTAACCGCATTAAAGGTAAAGGCTGTTACCGCTACATTATCCACTTTTACAATAGGCGTAGTGCTATCTAAACCTTTAAGGGATAAAGAGTAATCTTTTGCAGTCCCATTACCTGAAAAGGTTTCCTTGAATCCAGCACCTAGCAAATTAAAATCCTCGTACAATGTGCCGCCACCCGTAGGACTTTTAGAGATTAATAAAGTAGGTACATAAGGTTGAACAGCCGAAACAGCGAAAGTATTACTTATTTCAAGATAGTTCGTACCATCAAGAAGATAACACTTGTCGCCCATTGTGAAAAATTCAACCCGTCTGTTTTGTAATCCGCTATATATTTGAATAGGTTGTTCTCTGCTCGTTTGACGGTACAACTTAGTACCATGAGCGATTAAAAGCGCTTCATCACCATTAAGTTTGCGAAACATATACAACCCGTTTATTTTGCCGCTGCCAAGGGATGTGTTGAATAGTTTTTCGTAACCCGTTCTTTTAATCAATGCCCCTCGTTCGTCAATCAACATATTAAGCATGTCAGGACTTTGAGACTCGTTGATTTGTGTAGGGGTTACATTCATATTCACGCCTTGAAATGGCTCTATACGTTGAATAGGAGGCTGTTCTAATGGTGGACTATTAAAATTCATCATCTTCACAACCTCCTATAATTTATTTACGTTGTATATGATTTCTACTGCATAAGGATAATCTTGTTCCGTCTTTTCAACGTTGTTTAACCTAGAAAAATATATATTTAAAAGGCGGTCAGCTATTTGAGGGTTTTCGTCATGTATAGCCATACCGCCAAGGTAGTAAGGTATAATGTAATGTACATGCTTATCCACCTCGAATTCATAAGAATCTGGTGTTTCGGCTGTCAATTCCATAGGTACAGCAGAATAAATTAATTCAAACGTTCCATTTAGGGACTTTTCAAATAAGATTTTCTTGCTAACAATCCGAAAATTAGTAAAAACTTTGTCATTATACATAACCTTACGTAACTCTTTGTAGTTCGTAGGTAATTCATAGCGTGTGTAACCTTCTTCCGATGTGCCAATTTGCGAGTAAAAGGTTGATAATTCAATACCCACCTTATCGGATATTTCCATTTGAGCATCATTGGCAAAACGATTCATACGGTTTAAATAGTCAGCGTTCTCAGCATCAGGCACAATCGTACCATCGATAGAATACTCAGCCATTAAAGATAACGCTCTTTTTTTCGCTTCGCCTAAATTCATATAAGCCCCTCCAACTGAAAAGCTAAATTACATTATGTTTACTTCTTTTTTTACCGAATCACGAACACGTTTGTTTACTTCTTGTGTACGTAAGTGTGAATCCTTCCAAATGTCATAGATAGCTTTAGGTACCTCAAACGGGATCCCTCTAGGAACAGCATAAATAATGCCATTGAATCCGATCGGAACAACGTCATCTGGGTTGTTTGGGTCTTCTGGAATCTCAAGCATCACTTTAGGCATTGCATCAAGTTGTTGTTCAGCTGTTTTTTCTTCTGCTCGAATTTGACTTTCCATTTCTGCTTCGGTTTTAGCCAACTTTTCTTCGATTGCCGCAATCGCTTGTTCTTTTTCTGCTTCAATCTCCGCTAGTAACTCCGCACGAATTTGAGCCTTTAAGTCTTCCGTCTCTAAATCTACTACTTTTTCATTTGTTTTTTTAACTGCCATTGTATTTCCTCCTTAGAATTAAAGGGAGGTCGAAACCTCCCCTAGAAATTAAACTGAAGCGCCTGATTCTAATCTACATATAGCCAATTCTTGGAGACGAACAGCAGTGAACGCACTCTTCCAAGCAACTGTTGAAGATTGATTTAATGGGTCAGATGTACCACCTGAACCAGCTTTATGAACAATGATTTCAGGTTTAGATGAACCAGCGATGTCAGGAATACCATAAGCACCTTTACCAATGAAAATTGTTCCGAATACGTCAGCAGATGTAGCACCAGCCCCCGTAAATTTAACGCCATTATCTACCTCTAAGAAATAGATTCCGTACATTTTTCCAAGAATACCTTCTTCACGATTCTTAGTGTCGACGTATGTGTTTTGGTCTTTCCACTCTTGTAATTTCATTAGGTCAGTAGCTACATCCGTATGAACGAAAGCTAAATATCCTTTACCGCCAGATGGTAGAGTAATAGGCTTAACTTTATTACGTTTAAGAGTACGACGTACTTTTAAAATATCATTTGCTGTAATTGCATCAGTAGCAGTCAACGCATTACGAGCCGCTTTAGCGTTAGCATAAACAACATTAGTACCAGCCGCGATAATATCACGAACTACTGTATCGATTGATTCAGCCGCGTTCTCCAATTCTGTTACTTATTAACCTTTACTTTGACCGAACCTTACCATATAATAGGGTAGAGGTGATTAACTATGCCAAAACCAAATCCAAACGCTCCAAGTAAGGAGCAACTTTATCAGGATTACTTCATTGACAAAATTCCCGTTAATGAATTAGCTAAAAAATATTCATACGCTCACAATTCTGCTATTTATGACTTACTCAAACGTTATGAGTTTAAAAGCAGAGGTTACAACACTCCAACCAAAGAGCAAATATATGAGGATTATGTCATTAACGACTTACTCCTCGAAGATATTGCTAAGAAAAATGGTTGTAGTCCGTCGTCAGTTATGAAACTAATCATTAAGTACAACATCCCAAGACGTGGACATCGAACACCAACTATTCAAAAAATACCGTTCACCGAAAGACAATTACAAATTGTCAGAGGTACGCTTCTAGGTGATGCTTCACTTGAAAATCACAAATCAACAAAGTCCCCTCGTTTATCAGTTGAACATGGTATAAAACAAAAGGATTATACCGAGTGGTTATTTAATGAATTATCTCCATTTCCTACTAAACTAACAACTAGAATCATTCAACCCCGAGAAATTAAAGGCGTGATGGTTAAAGAACCAAAAGAAGCTATTCGGTTTAGAACTAGTTGCCACCCTGATTTAACACCGATTCACAAAGAATATTATCCAGACGGTAAGAAAAATTTTAGTCGTGAATTATTAGATAAAATCGACGATCTAGGACTAGCTGTTTGGTATATGGATGATGGTGTTTCATGTCATAGAAAATCTTTGGAAATATGCACTGGAATTATGCCAATCGAAACCCAACAAAACATTTCAAATTGGTTTTTAGAACGTTGGGGAATTGAATCGAGAATACGTTACACCGAAAATGGTGGTTACCGTATCAAATTCATTAGAGAACATGCTGTAAAATTAGCTACAATTATCAATCCTCATATTCACCCAAGTATGGCATATAAAATCAAAGGTCTAGTTTAAAGGCGGGTATGTCATTTCTGCATACCTCTCTTGCTTCTTTTTTCACGTTATACAAGAGTCCAGACTGTCGCATCAGTATATTTCACAATATACCGCCCTTTCGTTCAGTCGTTCACGCTGAGTTCGAGTTACTCTTGCGCCCCGTCGTCCTCGTCAGGACTTCCGAGTCAATTAGAAAAGGTTTTACATGGGCAAGCTATTAACCCATTAATTGAGATGCTTCAGTTAATAGTGGGTCAAGTCCAGCTAGATTAATAAAGTCAGTTAGTTTAGTCCAGTTTCCGTATTGTGCCACTGTTGCGACAACTTTAGAAATATTAAGGTCAACGCCATCAGGAGTAACACCCTCAGTTAAAGTAGTAGTTGAAACAGCTAGGTTGTTTAAACGACGGAATGAAGTAGTTGCACCCGCATTTTTAGGGATGTTTTTCTTCTCGCCGTATTTCATGAAAACTAAGTTTGGAATTAGACGGTCTAACATTGCATCTTGATAAAACTCAGCTTGCTCCGCAGTTAATTGATTGTGTGTTGCTGTTGCACCTACATTATAAGAATTTAATTTTGTTGCCATTTAGTGTTCCTCCTTAGAATTGTACATTCTCCCCTCTAAGGACACGCTCACGTAAGGCTTTCTTTTCAGCAGATGATAATCCGCCATAACCCGATTTAGGTTGAACTCCTTCACGATCTAACGCACCCACTGAAGAAAGATTGTTGTTTTGTATTTTTGATATAACCTCTTGTTCTTTTTGTTGCGCCAGCGATTTATAATTTACTCTTAAATAGGAGTCTAATAGCTTCAATCCTTGTGTTTCTCTTAACATCCACACTTCTTGTGGAATTTCATCAACTTTTAAATTAGGAAATTCAGCAAACAATTCTTGTCCTTCTGATGCTAATTTAGCTTCTTGTGCTTTTTCTTCCCTTACTTGTCTAGCAAACTGAATGTCTGGATGTTCGCTTAGATAGCTGTTAAACGTTTCTTTGTCGATTCCCATTTCTTGAAATCGCTGTTCTTCGGCTTGCTTCTCGACTTCATCTAAGTATTGAATCATTTCTTCGCTGTTTGTGTACCCCGTAATTTTAGCGATGCGCTCTAATGAACGTTCGTAATCGGATACACGTTGAGTAACTTTGTCGTAATTCATACCTTTTTGAATGTAGTCTGTTGCTTGTTCGTAAGGAACGTCAATTTCTTCTTTGTTGTATTTCACCTTAAAAGCTTGTGGTATGGCTTCAGGTTCGCTTTGCTGTTCAAATTGTTCCGTTTCTTGTACCTCTGTTTCTTGTACTTCTTCTACTTGTTCGCTGGCTTGGTGACCACCGAATTCTTCATATTCACTCATTTAAATCCTCCTCGCTATGGTAGGCGATATTAAGCAGTTTACCGTCATTACTTAGGACAAGTATTACATCATTGGTTGTTGCTGTGGCTGTTGTGGCGCTTGCTGGGGTTGTCCACCCATTGGTTGGGCTTGTGATGGTAACACTCCGCCCATTGCTTCCATAACTAACTGATGTTGTTGTTCAGGTGGTAACTGTTTGAATTGCGCTTGTTCTTCAGGTGAAAGTTGTTCAATGAATTGCATTTTCAACTGTTCAACCTCTGCCATTCTTACTTGCTGTTGTTGCATTTCCATTAACTGCTCTTGCTCGATGACCTCTTTTAACAAACGGTCTTTAAATGGAACAACGTTTTTAGGAACGTATTTAAGGTATTGTTTCAATGTGATTCTTCCCGAATCGAATAGCTTGTCCAAACTAGTCATCATAAGGGTTTCAGAGTAAATAGATGAAGCGCCTATGTCTATTTTCAAATGGAAATCGATATCCGCATATTCAGAAGCGTTCACATTGTTTTTAACGTCATTGCCTTCTTGGTCTTGGGTTACAAGTGTTCTAGTGGTGTTGTGGTAAGCTTTCCAGAATTCAAGCCATATAAGCCCTATATCTTCAAGTACTTGGTAGAAACGTCGTTTGATGGATTCTAGAGGTACGCCAGCCGCCCTTTGCAATAACATGATTGCACTAGCATTTAATTGGCTCGTTTGTTGTTCGCCTAGTAGTGATTGATTAGCACCAGCAGTATCTTTTGTTTGTTGTACGAAGCTATTTACTAAATCAATAGCGCCCGTTGACATACTTGCTGGATTTAGATATTGGATATGTTGATTTAATCCGCCTTGGTCACCATTTACATGAATGATTTCACCGGGGGAATTCGTAATTTGTTGTCTAACAGTGTTTTTATTAACGATTACTTTAGGGAATCCCGTATTTTGGATGCCTAATAGGTTCATAGCTATTAAGAAATTGACTGCT